GTCTGAACATCAAAGTTTTGTCCGGTAAAGACATCACCTGTGACAGTCACTTGTTCAGGACTTCTGTGTTGTGGTGTTTGTTCGTACCAACCCGCACCTTCTTGGAAGAATACTCCGTTGTCTCCGAGTGGTGTCGGTGCTTGTGGGAAACCCTGTGAATCAACAGGATAATCGGCTCTCTGAACGTTTACATCAGTGAACGTGGTGTTTGTTGTAAATGCCGTGAATGTTTGACCTTTAATTTTAAATGTATCACCCGGTTGAAGTGCTGGAACTTCGTTAATATAAGTTCCACCCGACAAGGAAGCATATTGTAAGTCAAACCTCGCCATATCAATTTTTTGGTCCGCCAAATAGATGTACTCGTTGTAATCGATAAGAGCGTCAGGAGCTCCGATTAATCTTAGTAAAAATTCAATTGAACGTCTTGTACCTTTTGACTTGAAGAGGTACGCAGAATTGAGAATAAGATTTCTATAGAATTGATAGTTAAGTTCAGTTGGAGTTTGTGAACGGGCGTATCCCGGAAATTCCAAAGATGGTGTGGTTCCAAAAACACTATCTAAGAAGTTTTCATTGGTAATAGGTGAAAAATTATTTTCCCAACCCAAAGTCTGAGACAAATTGAATAGTAATTGTGATGGAATGTCGTTCTGTGGGAAGTAATTTACATTATTCATATATGCCAAGGCATCGATGAATTGTTTGATTTGGTCAAAACTTCTTCCGTAAATTTGTAAAACCTTTTCAACTTTGTGTCCCAAAGTATCGAACTCTTTAATGGAGTCTGTAACCAAAAATCTTGAAACTAAGTTGGTTTTGAACGAATCCAAATTCGTTGCCAAATCAGCCAATTGAGCCAAGTAATCATCAAACTTTGTTGAACGGATATCTAAGTTCCATATCCCATCTTTTGGAAAGGTAACTTGAACATATCCTGTGTAGAATTGTCCGGCTTCATTCTGAAGTGGTACTTGGAAACTGGCGGTGTATTCAGGTTGAATTAATCTGTTCATCAAGAACTTTTCAACCTCGTCAAAATCTTCAGAAAAAACCTTATCAACCGTTAAGTTGTTTGGACGAACAAGGTAATTGTCTTGAGTAGTTGTAATACCATCAAAAGGATTACCGTCAACTACCAACTCAACAAATCCTGTTGTCAAACTTACGGAAGGTGTAAAACCAACAACAGGATACAACACTCCTTGGTAATCCAAAACGTAACTGAGATATGTCTTTGTAAAATCTCTATATTCTGAAGTGACAATTTCACGAACCATCATATTGGTTGTAGCACTAACAGAATATTCAATCATAAATGGATTAAATATATTCGAACAGGGGATTCGGAAAGTGGTTTCATTGTCCACCGGACTATATGAAATGTTGGTTGCCGTTTGTCCTGTTGTGAAATCAGGCATTACGTATCTAACATCTAAAGCCGCCGGAAAGAAATTAATAATCCTATTTACCGAGACACTTAATCTTTTGTTTAAAGAACCATATAAAGAAAAATTAAGAACTTGTGAAACATCATAGTTTGGGTAAACCCTAAATTGAGTTTGTTGGATTCTTCTACTTTCCTCTAAAGATTGTAAATCCAAATCCTCCAAAGAAATCGGATTCGAAAATGTGCCTATGGAAAAAGTTCTATTAACTTTTTCAGTGACACTGCTAGTGAAATCAAATACGGACGTAGTTAGTCCACCACCCTCAACAAGTTGTAAACCTACAATGTTATCAAAGGTACCAATCCCCGTGCCAGGTGCAGGTGGGTAGAAAAACTTTGTCGTGTTAACCGCCATTATCCTGTAATCGTGGTGAAGTTTTTAGTGTAATCAATATTAGCGCCTCTATCCTGACGAACCTCGTAAAGGAGTTCATTAAATTGGTCACGGATTTCGTAAAGATTGTATTGTTTGTAAATGTTGTTTTGACTGTCGTAGATTGTGTAAACACCATCTTCAATACTCTTGGTCTGATTTCCGTAAAGGGCGATTGCAAGAGACGATACGTCGTATTCAACCATATCAATCTCTATGGTTGTAGGATTAAAGAACGTATTTGAAATAATAATACTTTGACCGGGTTGTCCGATGTAAGGTGTTGCGTTCGGTCTGTTGGTAGGTGACGAAGAGGGTGATACCGTCAAGAAAATCAAATTCGAAGCACCATCAACATAACGATAACGAATTGCTTTTTGTGAAGTATTCGTTTGGTTTACAACAACAGGTTCACAATAGAATGAAGAAGTAACGATTCTAAAAAAATTCGGAATCTTAGAACCATCAGCATTTAGGTATTCGATTCTAAATCCAATCAAACCCTGAGGTACAAACTTGTTTCTGTATTGGCTCGGTACATTGGTAATATCAATGATTATTCCTTTTACGTTGGGTAATGCACTCAGGACACCACAATCTGTAATAGATGTTCTGATTTGTGCGGGACGAATCATCAACGTGTAGATACCTACCGCATTGAACTCCTCAGCGGGAAGAGTTAAGTTATAGAGTCCTCCCAATACTTCCACACCAGCATTTCCACCAGTTTGACTATTATTGAAATAAGGTCTCAAAATTGATGGTGCATCCAAAGTTTTCAAAACAAAATCTTCAGTCACATCTCTTGAAGGTGTGTAGTTGAGAATAATTTCTACATCTTCAGGAGAAACATCCGCCGGTCTTATTGTTCCGTAGGTTCCAATTGCCATCTTTTATCTGTGTTATTTTTATAAATAGTTTATGCCTTTTTTTCTATGAGAAAATATCCATATCCATAATTGAGCATTTCGGATAAATTATCAATTTCCCCAAGTCTTCTTATTTGTTCGTAACCTGTATTCTTTCCCCTCTCAACATAAAGGTCTGTGGTAATCTGTGGTTGGTCCACAATTTTTATCAAAATTTCCTCCTTTGTAATGGGAACTGCAGTAATTGATTCTGAAGTAAATCCACTACTATTTTGGAAATAGATTGTCTGACCATCAACATAATCATAGTAGTTTACATCCTGTATGGTGTAGGCAGTGTAAATCGGATTCATATCCGTGATTGCCCCCAAGATTCCATCGCCCCCAATTACAGGTACTCCAACCATATATTCCTGTTGTCCGTAAAGAGCAAGTTCAGTAATCCTTGAAGGTCCCTCTCCCGATACGATAAACGGAACAGTTGTATAATCTTCACTCACCTGTTGTGTCACGGTGTTTTCTTGGTCTCCTGTGAAGATGTAATTGTAACTAACAGGAGTGGACGCCCAACTACCACCCAAAGGAGTGAAAAACGCAGTACCTTTTGGATTGATGATTACTGCGTTGGTATAGGGAACCTGAATTTTTTTGGTGACAGTGTTAATACCAAAACTTGTAGTCTGTTTAAGAGTAATTGTATAACCCGAAGTGATTGAGGGATACGTGTGATTAAGTGTATCTGTAACCATTGTTTCCAAAGGAGAACCATCACCCCAATCCACTTGATAAGCAGAAAACTCCAAGAAACTCTTAGCCCTATCTGAAGTATTCAAAACGGTATAGACGTAAGGTGTTACGGTGTTGGAGGAGAAATAAAAGTTCGTCACCACATCGGCTTGTTCTGCTGCACCATCGAAAGGAGAATAATAACCCATGTCGATGGTGGTCTGTGTCAACATAATAGGAACGGTAAGACCTGTCATTACAGATACCCCATTGATTCCACTCGTAAGGACTTGAGTCATTGAGGAATAAACCCCAACCTGTACCGCACGTAATGTTGTACCGTCTTGTACCAAAGCGGTTTGAATACTCAAGTCACTTTGAATATTTGCAGGACCTACAACAAATCTATAATCCGTCATGGGGTAACGTATTCATACCATTTTATGGGGTCACTGGTTCCGACCCTATCGAAACTAATTGTATCGTAAACAGTGTAAGTTTGAGTTGGGTAATCCAAAACTACTTGGTAGTAAAAGTTAAACACTTGGTTAGGTGAAAAACTATTAATCACCTGAAGAGCTTGGGGTCGATTAATCATACGGATAAAAGTACCCGTCTTAGCATCCCAAAACTTACACGACATGTAGAAAGTATTGATATTCACATAGGTTCTTGTTTTCACCCAGTAAATAAAATACCCTTTTCTATCACCAACCCAATCCAATTTGTACTGAGGTTTTTTGATTGTGACATTCTGTCCTTGCATCACCGCCGGCATCCTCTCTCCTTGAGTTGTCGGTAGAATAATTGTCAAATAGTTTGTTTGGTCACTCTCAACAGGAGTATCATAAAAATCCAACTTAAAAAAACTGTTCTTAAACCCATTGGAGAAGTAATAAACCTCGTCTGTATTAAATCCCAAAGCTCGGTAATCCAAAACCCAATTAGATACCGAACTCTGACCATTTACACTACCCCCTGAAAAGAATCTAAACTCGTAATTGATATCAGTAACAATATCAGGGGAGCCAGGTATTGCAACAGGATTTTCATTCACCGACCTTTCGATAGGTCTTGTATGTCCTGAATGAGAAAAACGGTCAGTTTCAAAATCGATAGGTCTACCGGCAACTTCCGCAGTGATTTGGTTTTCAATCGCAGTAATCTCATTCTCGGGGTCCAATAAATCCCAATCCAACATCACAGGAATCTGAATTACTCGGTCCTGATTACGTGGTATTGTCAATTGAATTTTATTCACAGTCATCGATGATTGGTTGAATGTCTAAGTTTACTCCGAATGGAACGGCTTGATAGTTACTTCCCTCAGGAATTAACCTGAAGAAACTATTCTCAAAAGGATAATGAGCCTGATTCAAATATGGGTAGTTAACCCCCCTATCCAAGTTGTCGAACTCACCATATAAATAAGGTTCCCTCCAACGAAACTCTTGGTCTGTCTCTGAAAAATATGCCCAAGAAGGAATGTTCTCCACTTGAGTTGCGGGTGCAGTCTCAACATAATTTGAGTAATACTTCAAAGTCATCGGAAGATGTGGGAAGTAATAGTAACCTTGGGGGTTTGAGTTGGGTTGATTTACCGTAGCAAAAATGTTTTGGTTAAACTTAATTTTTTGTACATATGGTGAAACCACTCTTTCAACTTGATAGTAATCGTTGAACTCACAGAAATCTCCATCAAGGATATCCCCCTGATTTAATACTCTGTTGTAGTAAAAAGTATAAGTTCTGTTCGTAGTTTTATTGTAAGATGAAAATCCAATGTTAGAGTTAGACAAAAGGTTATTATCATCCCACCACGCACTAACGTCTTTATTAATATTGAATAACCAACCTTGCTTCAATCCTGTTCCATTGAAAGGTTGGTTGAAATATCCACTATAACCTTTATTAACTACTGTTAGAAAAATTTCATTAATTTCTTGTTTAAGATTATTTGTTAATCCCGTCAAAATTAAATCTTCAGAAAGAGTAAAATCATAGTTCAGGGAACTGGTTTTCTGAGAAATTCTAGTAACATTGTTTGGCGTTATCGAACTAAATTCTAATTTCTTTTCATTTTGAAGTGCATTCAACTCGAATCCTGTTTTTGTTACCTCAATATCATTTTGATTTTTGAGAACTCTATGTTGTCGAATGTAGTATTTCGAACGAGTTTCAATGGGATTATCGGCTTCAACAACTCTTCTGAAAGTACCCGTTCTACCATTGAAGAATGTGTTTCCTGTATAACCTAAATTTTGAATGTTAAAAACATAATCACTACTACCATAATTTTGGTTACCCAAAGACAAAACGTCGAATAAAAATTGTCCTTCATAATCGAACGATAATTCAACAAACTCATTTGCTGTCAAACCATGGGGTACAGGACATTGGAATGAAATTGTGTTTAATCCACCCTCAGAAGAGTTCGATATTACAAATGGGATACCGTCTTGAGCAACCCAATTAATTGTTTTGTTTTCAATATTAACTTGAAGTTGCTTGGTATAATCATTTTGATATGGATAGGTTATGTAATATGTCCAGTTGTACGTGTAAGCACTCTTAGGTACATAATTGATGTGCCTATCTGAAACGTTTGGTCTGAAAAAATCAAATTCATAATACTGAGGATATCCTTTCCACACCCCATTTACTTTTGATTGTATGGGTTCTACGTAGTACAAGAAATCTCTCAAAGGAGAATATTCTGTGGTACCTGTTAAAGTATTGTCGTAAATGAAGTTAACTTTGAAAGTTGGTCTGAAATTTTGACTCGCTTGTCTTTCGTCAGTGTAAAGTTGTTGTAGATTAAGAGTAGTGTTTCGCACAAACTGAACCATTTCCTCTTGTTTTTCTTCAAGTGGAATGTTCACACGTTGGTCAACTGTTGGAGCCGACTTATACTGTAAAGAAGAGGGTATTAAAATAAAATCACTCATCGGATAAATAGAAACTCTTAAATCTGTCAAGAGCTGTTGCCCCGTTTATCAAACCAAAGTAAAAATGGTTTGGTGCACCTACCAAGAAAGTTGATGGGTAATTTCCATTATTAACACTTACGTTTCCATTGCTGTCAGCATTCCAAATATAACCTCTAGCAAATGTATCGTTAAGTTGAGAGTTTGAACCGATAAAGTAAGTTGGCTGAGCCTGTCTTGTTCTGTCTAAATTTTGATAGTAGTCGGCAAAAATTCCTGTAGATGCCGTTTCCCAGTTATTGGATTGACTACCAAAGATATTAGGTAGATTAGCAGGTGGGTTTGTTTTCCATCTGTAGAAAGGAACCTTTTGAGATTTGATACCATAAACATATGGGAAAGCATTCGCTGTTGGTGATGGTCTAAATAAAATTCTTCCAGGAGAAATGAAATCCTTGTATTGTAAATCTTCTGTTGAAGAGGAGAAAAACACTCCTAAAGTCATCTCACCACTTGGATTAGACAAATAATAAATCGGATTGTCAGGGTCATTAGGTGAGTTTGAATAACTTTCAGGAGAAAACTTGATTACACCAAATTCTGAATTTATTGACATCAATTGTGCCAAGTCACCATCAACCCTTTCACCCGGTCGGGAAAAGAAAGAATTAATAGCCAAATTTGCCAAAACTGTTGAACCTAAGGCGTTGTATGTTGGAAGTAGGTATAAATTAAAAAATCTCGAGGATGAAACCCTCGAAATGACGTATAGATTAACCAAGTCAGATTGGTCCCCATAACTTGTCGGTGTTAATTGGTTTACAACATACCCACTATCAGATGGATTAAGAGAAAGCTCTGCAAATATTTGACTCTTTGGTCCTAAATTTATCAAGGTAGTTGGAAACAATAAATTTTTTGTATTTAAAGAACCTGTCAACGCTTGAGCAGTTCTTCCTATAAATTGACTTGTCGAAAAATTGTAAGGACTACTTCTGAAATAATAGTTGTTAGTTTCATCATCATAAAAAATCAAATCTTTACAATAAAGGACGTCAGCTAATTGATTGTTTGCACCATAAATTGGTTTGATTTGAATTGGGAACGCAAACAAACTTCCGTTTACCCAGTTGTTGGTAAATGTTTGAGAAAGTATCCCTCTACACAACGCATAGAATAATCTATATCTAAGAGACCATTCAGAGAAAGCTCTAAGGTCCCTTTCAATATTATCACTCAAAGAACCTTGGTCCTGTCCAAATCTATAACACCCATTTTCAACATAATCGTTGTTACCACAATTGGTTGAAACTCCGAATGTAGTACCCTCACCACTATAACAATAAAGGCTAACCATACTATTACAATCAAAGGTATCAACCACATTTGATTGTGCCGGTAAATCTTCAATATCAGGACTTACAGTACTTGCACTTGTAATATATTCTTGAGCGGTTAAAGTAGGGCTTCCTGGCGTTATTTCATAAATTTGAAATCCCGTGTACTGTTGGAATAAGGGAACAATAGTTGTCCAATCACCTGTCCAAAAATCAGACATTGGAAGTCTGTCACTTCTCATGATGTTGTTGACCTTACTTGTTATTGATGTCTGTCCAGTACCAGTGAATTCAGGTAATAGAGCAAGACTGAAATATTCTATTTCAACGTCATTAGGACCATTACCCGGTAAGTCTCTCATGTAATAATAACTTACACCTGACAAGTCATCTGTAGGAATATATTTTGCAGGTGGCGTGTTTGTACCTATACCAGTTCCAACAAACGCATTGTTTGCAGATACACTCGTCATACAAGTTACACCATTTATAGTTGGTCGATTAAATAGGAATGCCACGGAACCCATAGGTTGTAAGGGACTTGTATTAGTGTTTTTGATTCTATAATTATTAAAATCTAATGTTGCATCAATAGCACTGAAGTACCCCGTATTGTAAGTTGTAAATGATGAAAAACCTGTACCCGCCTCAAAGAAATATGAGGAATTATAAATATTATTTTGAACTTTGTGGTTTTGTACCGAATTACCCGCGGATGGTAAGCTCTGTATTGGTACATTCAACCTTGTTTCCGCAGTGAAAGTAATTGCATTTTCACTTGTGTACCCAAATAGTTTACCAACACCATATTTGTTTTTATACAATGGGGAGTATGGGTCAACTCCTCTTTGTAAAATAACTATGTATTGGTTTTCATAGTTGTTGAATATGTCTTCATAATTGTAGTTGGCAACAAATCCATTTGTTATGGGATTCCTCCAATTTACTATGACATCCCTAGAAGAGTATAAAACTTCAACATCTGACTGTAAAATATTTGGTAAACTTCCAATAGGTGCAGAACTATTCCAAATTTGTCTGGCTTCCGAAATTGTCATACCAGTTATTACTTGGTAATATTCAATATCCATTGGGAAATCATAATTTGAAATTTCCGAACCTTCACTTAAGAAATAATTAACAGGTGCCGACTGTGCAGTTTGACTCGTAGCATACCTAACTTGTATTGCACCTCCGTTAGGTAATTTTGTCGTACCTGTAATACCTTGTTTGAGAAGTGGATTTCCTAAAGAAGCTGGATAGAAATAGTTTGGGTCTCTACTGTTGTTTGGATTGACGAATGTTAACAGAGTTCCTGCAGGATAGTTTTGTTCAGAAAGAAATGTAAGTGTATTGTCAAAGTGACTTACAGTTGTGTTAGAGGGATTGTCAAACGAAACACTGATTTTATTTAAACCATCAAAAAATTTCTTTCTTCCATTAAAGATGTTAATTCTTTCTGCCAAAGGTAAATCATAAGAATAAGAGAAAAGTTGTAGTGAATTTGTGTTGAAACTCGCCGAATAGTCAGGAATACCAACAGTTAAAGACTCCGTAGTTCTTACTTCACCTCTAACTTCAAAATTTGCTGTCCTTGTACCAATTGTTTGTGAAAAAGCCAAAGCAACGGCATTCTTGTTTGCCTCTGATATTTGGTTTTGGTTATCAAACTGATAAGGTAGATTGGTTGCCAACAAACCCTCGGTATAATAAAGTGGGTTAGGTAGTTGGCTAAAAGTTGTTTCAATATTTGAGGTTGTTGTTGACGCGTAAGTATTATTATCACAAGAACATCCTTGACACTCTGGATAGGTTAACATAGGTAATCCAAAACCTCTAAGTTGAGAACCTCCAATAGATAATTGGGATAACTTATTTACAATTTGGTAGATAATAATTACAACAGGGAAAATAACTTGGAAGAGTTGTAGAATTAAAGAAAATAAAAAGTAGATTAAATCGAAGTTTTTAAATCCCTCATTAACAGGAAATTTATTAACTGTTGAAGCACAATCGTTATCGTCAATTTCTTTAATACCTACGAATCTACCTCTACCTCCAACACCAAGACTGAACGTAGGTGGTAAATTCCTTTTGTATTGGTCTATAAGAGAAGAAACAGTATAAACCTTATTATAGTTTAATTCATAAAAAGTGTCCTCACAATTGAATATTTCCGCCTCACGTCGGGTTTGTAAAGCTCCCGAATAACCCTGTGTGTATCCCGTCCAATCCAAACCAAAGTAATACGAACTTGCCAGTTGTCTTTGAGTTGTTGGGTTATTAGAATAGTTAGGGTCTCCTGTTGATGTAACCCAACCCATCTCTCTAATATTTGGTAAAAGATAATATGGTCGTTTAACCTGTTCTATATTTGAAGATGGTTGTTGCCACTTTACTTTGAATCTGTATTTTGCTTTAGTCGGTATACCAACACTCGGGTCATTACTGAAAATTCTCGTACCGTCTTCAGCTGTTGTTACGTAATCCAAGTTCATTGGAAGTTCAGTCAACCATGTTCCATTTTCGTCAATTACGTTACCCGAATTTTCAAGTCTGTATTCCTCTAAAATAGGTCTACCCTGATTGTCTTGGAAAATAGTTTGTCTGATAGCTAAAATTTGACCAGGTCCTGCCTGTAATTCACATAGATTACCAAAGTTATCTTTAGGTTTACAACCTGAGCTTAAAATACTTGGAGGAATATTTGTTTGTATTCTCGGTGCATTAATTCTGTATTTGTCTATTGTCGAAAACATGGAACCCATAAAGACTGAAGACGGGGATATCTCAATGTTTGCTTCACTTCTCAAATCGAAATCTACACGATTCACCGCCGCTTGACACTGTGACGGGTCACCCCAAAATGGACTCACTTCAAATTGTTTTCTGATTGAGACAATTTGGGGTAATGTATCAATATCAGGTGAAGATAGAAATCTATCTCCAGCCACTTGTTCAGCAGTGGCTCTACCCATCCTTATCAAATCTTGAGGGGTTAGTGAGAATTCTCCAATGTCACTTAAGTCCAAATCCATTAAGATAGTTTGAACTCCAACAGGAACACCAAAAATCATGTAGTCCCCACTTTCATTTGTTTTTACTGTGTACTTGTAATACTTGTCATAAATTTCCGCAACAAGTGGGTCTTTCAGAATATCATCCCTTGTAGGAAAAGTTCCGGTCGCAGCATGATTCGTATATGATGGACTGTATGGTAAAACATTAAATCTGTAACCATCAGTATTTCTGTCATCAGGATTTACGTAGGGATAAACGGCAACAATTTCTTCGTTTACCGCATCAGTTTCAAGAATGGGAACAAATATTGTTACCTTTACGTTTGGTACACCGAGTCCACTATTTGCAACCACTCGACCAACAACGACCCCATATTGAGAACAGTCACGGTTATAAACATCCGCTTGACCAATCTGAAGGGAAAGAATTTCTAAAAATTCAAAATCTTGGTCTAACTCAAATGAAAGAGATTTGTTGATACCAACGTCAGTTTTTATCCTGTAAGATTTTCCCATTCAGACTTTTTCAAATAAATAGTTATTTTGGGTTTTTCTTGGAAAACCCAATATCATAAAGAAAATATACCTTGATGGAAAATTAAATAAAGGTGTTAAGAAAAAGAAACATTTTGGAAGTTCTTAACCTTAACTTTGATATCCTTTTGTGGAAATCTTACTTGATAAACTTGGTTTGGTTGTGCAAATAAGGTATCATCAACGGGTTGAATTATTCGAAGTTCTGTGTCGGCATAACTCATTGAAGTTTGTGCTGAGGAATATTGTCCTCCAACTTTATTTTCAATTATCAAATCCGCAACGGTAATTACACCTGTTTGTTGTTGAACAATTGTTCTAAGTTCCGATAAATAAACATTCTGTCCGAGTTGTCTAAACTGAGGGTCCATGTAAGCCGAGATTCTATTGACAATCTCCGAAATAATTTGACCAGAATTTTGTGTGGCATCCAACACCACAGAAATTTCAATTCCTAAATCAAGAACTTCAGCAGATGTCACCTGAATATAGTCATTCATCATTCTATAGTTGGACAAATAATTTGCAACATTTTGTCTCAACGTATTTGAAACAATTGGTGTCAATTTTCCTGAAGTATCATAGGACAACAAACTAATAACAATTTTGTTATTATTTTCGGTTATAGCCACCTTTGCAGGTGCACCAAATTGTGCCGGCATTGTTCTAAGAAGTGAGTCGTAATCATTAACGGTTACAGCTCTTTTTTGTGCAGCAAAGTTGAATGTTACGTAATTTCTAACTTCTTCGACCGAAGGTGGATTTGCCCCACCAATAGCCGCGGTCACGTTATTACATCTTAAAGATTGGATAACACTATTGTTAATATTCTGAGATGGTCCATTAACAAAGAATGTTACGGTTCCTATTTGATTGATTACATTTGTTCCTAAGTTGGTTGCCAATCCTCCACCTACTCTGTATTGAACAAAAAGAGTTGTATTTGGAATAAGAGTTGAACCCAACGAAAAATTGTTTTGGATGGTCTGTAACGTTACAGGTAATCCCAAAGTGGTAAAGGCATTCAATTGGTCTTGAGCAGATGTTGAACCACCTCCAAATGTCATTTTCATGAAACCTTCGGGGGTAAACTCTGTAATGAATCTGTTGTTTGTTTGAATGTATCTTCCCACCTTTACACCAGGTTGGTCTGAAACTTTTGTTGGGTCTTCTATGAAGATTCTGTCTTCAGCTAAAGCATCTACTTCATACCATCTATTCTCAACCCCCAAGAATTCCGCTGCAGTTGGTACGTTGGTATAGTTAGTTCCGTTTTTAAGAAGAACACTTGTAACCCCAAGAACATTCTTATCAGGTAAGAAAAGTTCAAAGAATGGTTTTACGTCGCTGGCATTGATTACTCTTTTGAAAACTTTTGTTAAACCATTAACAACTTGTTCTCTTTTAGTAATGGTATAATTAACAAGATTTCCATTTCCATCGAAGTTTGGAATTTTTAATCTATTAGGAAATCCTTGTGAATTATATGGTGATGCGAAGTCTACATCATATTGAGTTTCAAAAACAATACCCGCACCAAAGACTTGGGACCCTCTCGTCAATGTTCCCAAATATCTTTCGTCCTCCTTATCTCCAAAGGCAGGAACGGTAATTGAAAAATCCACCAAAGACACTGATGGTCTTTGACCTGGTATTTTTAATCCGTAAGTTCTGGCTATGTTGTAGATTGACGACCTTTGTTGTGCATATTGAAGAACCGTTTCTTGAATACTTCTATCAATATGGTAGTGAAGGTTGTCTGCAACTGCGGCGTTCAAATCCAAAAATACTGAGAATACTGAAGCGTCATTGAAATCCTGAATCAATTCAGGATAATATGTTCTTACGTAGTTTTGGAGTTCAATCCTAATACTTTCGTAATCTCGTACTGTATAGGATATTTTGTTGTTTGCCATATATGTTAAATATTGAGGATGACAAAATCACTCTGTGCAAAAGCCAAGTTGTCAACTGAAAAATCTATTCTTACTTTAGCGGTATATTCAGATGTTCCTTTACCAGGTACCCTATATGGGGTGTT